TTTGCTGGTCTTCCACCAACATCATCTGCAATACCGCGAGTCTTAGCTTTAGGTGCTGCTGTATTTAGCATAGCAGTCTCTTGTCCTTCACCGTATGCTGTGGATCCTAGATCCATATCTGTTCTCTTTGAGAACTTACCAGGACCTGATGCTCCTGCTAATGGGCCTCTAGCCATCGTTGTTCTCCTTAATAGTTTCTAAATCTTGTGCAAACTCTTGCCAGACTTTTGCTTCTTGGCTTTTCTGGTTTGTGTAATAAATACTCATATGATGCAGATCTTCTGCCAGCGCTTCAAATGCGCTAATTAAATTTAAAAAGAATCCTGAAATGATTACGAAAAAATCTGATGAACGGACTGGGCGCTGTAGATCATCATCCATAACGCCCAGCCCCTTTCTTAAATTATTTAAACTTACTTCTTTGCTGCTTTGCCTTTACGGCCTGGTGCTGCATATCCGAAGAACACTTTTCCGCCTGCTTTGCCTGCTGGCTTATTTGTGCCTACAGTTGGCTTCTTCTCAGTTGCTTTTGCTCTTGATCCCTTATTCATTTTCCACCTCCTTATGATCCGCCAATGGCGGCGAGTAGTTGATCTATACCTGGTTGAGATTGTCCAGCAGCAGGGGCCGCACCGACTTGTTGTTCTTGAGTTGGCTGCGAGGCAGGGGCGGGGGCCGCACCTGCTACTGGAAGTTGTGCTGCACCAGGTAATGGTTGTTCTACTGGTTCTGGTGCAAATGCTTTTTCAATTACTGATTCTAAAGATTGTCCCTTTTGACGACCTTGGATTACTTCTGCAATCCGAGCAATGATTTGAGTTGGGTCTTGACCTTGCGAGGCAAGTGCTGGTATAGCTTGAGCATACTGAGCAACAGCAACGCGAAGAGAATCCCGCATCTCTTCAATGTCAACTCTTTGTTCTTCTTGTGTAACATTTAGGTCTAGTGGTATCTCTCTGCGAACATAATCGCGGCTAACTAATTTATCTGAACGCATTTGTAGTAATGCAATGATGGCTCGGTTAGGATCCATTCCAGACATAATTCCATAACGAACATCTACGCCATACTCGCCCTTGATGTCGCGAGATGGAATATATTTCATTGTGTAAGGAGTACCGTCATCGGTTCCTTTAATAGACTTAGTAATAGATCCAAAGATCTTCTCATCTACTTCAAAGCATAGACCGATTACATCCTGGAACAACTTAGCAAACTGTGCTTGCGCTGCTTTGATCTGTGTATCAAAGCCTGCTTGTAATGCTTGAACTCCACGACCAGTAATAATAGAAGCATCTAGTTGACCTGAACGAGACTCAGGATATCTAGCACCTAAGCGAAGCTCTCGCTCTAGTACGCCAGACTCTGTAAAGACTCCTGCTGGTAGTTCTAGTGGAACTCTACGAATACCTTGTGGGTTAGCAGAACGCATAATTGAATCTGGGCCAAGTGCAAGTTCTTGCACATCTTGTGGGATAGCAATAGGTGCTTGGATAGATTTCTCTGCTGCTTGAATCTGTAGGATAGCAAATCTTGCACGAGCAAGTTGTACTGCTAGTACATCATCAAACTGTCCACGAGCTTCGCCGTCAAGAGAAGAACGGACTGCGACTCTAGCAAGACACTTACCAATTGGGTTTGGTGTGTTAGATAAAATTAAGTTATTGCGCTCTGGGATAAAGAGCATATCCTGGTCTTTATCGTGGTAACGCATTACTGATAGATAAGGTGATGCTGATTGATATACGCTACGAACATTTAGAATTTCTCTAGCGTACTCAGGAAACTGTGCTGCTAATGATTCAGCATCTGATACAACAACCTGTGTAAGTGAAATGGTACGACCAAAACGGTCAATCTCTGGATACACACCAAATGGGTTAAGTAGTCTGATGCGGGGATTGTTACCTTCATAATCCATCTCAACGAGAGCAGGTAACATACCATAGGTGTTAAACCAGTCAGCTCCTGAGTACATCTGTAATGGTAGATCTGAAGAGGCTACATAGTAGTTAGCAATACGGGTTCTAATATCAGCAGCCTTGCGCTGTGAATCTGAAACCATATTAGTAGCTGAGCAGTTAAAGGATGGCATAGGTGCCATTGCTTCTGCTAGATCTCTTGCTGCTACATCAATAAAGTTTGCAACTAAAGGCTTTGGATAATCCTCTGAGAACATAGAAGGATAGACCTTGGACATATCGCCCTGACGTACAGAGAGTACATCTCGCATACGTTGATCACGAGCGGCATACTTTGTTTGTAGCCTACTCGCCTTCGCTGCGATCTCTTTAACTGTTAACAATTGTTCTCCTTAAATAAAGGTACGTTGTTTTTCGTTAAGCATCTCATCTATGTTAATAACCATTCGCTTGCGCTTTTCTGCACTTGATAGGAATGGGTTAGTCATATGATGCTTAGCGTGCATACCTTGGTTGAGCATCTCTCTTGCTCGGATCTCACAGAACCAAAGAGCCATAACCATATCGGTCTTGCCTTTGGTAGTTGGTGACCAAGTAATTAACTGTTCTATCAATGACTTAACATTTTCAGTTTGATCACTTGGAAGATGTATTAGATTATCTCTATGGTGCTTACCATCTTGTTGCTTTGTTCCAAATAAGGTAGACATAGAAGCTACACCGAAGCCAGCATCCCACTTATTGTTACCAGTATGATGCTCTCGTAATATAACACCACGAGTTGCAAGGTGGCCTCTAATACCTTCGTCTTGGGTTAAGAATGACTGGAAAGCATTTCGCTCTACAATCCATTCAGTAGGACCGTAGATAGAGGTCCAGTTAAATATTAAATCTCTGATCTGTGCAGGTGTTGGCCTCTTACGCATACCATCAATAGAACCGCGAACGCACACAGGATCAAAAACTGCATCATCAGAGATGTCTTGTTGCTGGTATATGAGCGCCCAAGTTGAAGCATCCATACTCTGTCGCTCATTGTAAAGATTGCGCCCGTTCCATCTTGGGTATAAGCCATCTTCGTTTTTATCCGTTTCAGCTTGTCCATCAAAAGGTTGATCTGAGGCAGGCCATAAAGTTTCCCACTTATCAGGATCCTCATCTGCGGCTAAGAGTGCTGGCATAGCCAAGTAGGTCCAAGGAACTAATCCACCAGGGTATCTATCTGGGTTGCGTAGTTCTTTGTATAGATCAACGGAAGCTACACGAGTTCCAATGATAATAAGTTTACCTGTTGGGTTAAGACGAGATCTAACATCTTGGGTTAGCCATTTGATCTGTCGTTCAAAGTCATTAGCATTTGATAGGGTCACAGCATCGTCAACGATAATCATATCTGCACGCTTACCGTAGATCTGACCACCGATACCAACTGCTTCTATGTTGGGATCCTTTTCGCTGGATTCACGCAACTCATCACCGAAGGTAACGCGAGTTGCTTGCCAGGAGGCTGACTAGTCTGTAATTCTTCATACATAGGATGTGTTAAACGTTGCTTAATAGCGTAGAGAAAGTCTGCTGCTAAGCGCTGGGTTTGGGAGACTATTAGGATTCTAAAGTTAGGGTTCTTACAAACTTGCCAGGTTACATAATCAACTGTGATAGTGATGGACTTGGCGTGGTTAGGAGGTATGTTGATAAGGATGCGATTATTCGCAATGCCCTTCTCATACTTCATAGATGGATGTAACCAGGAAGGCTCTTGTCCTTCTATGACATCTACTAAATTTTGTTGGTGGGAGAAAGTCTTATTATGAAGGAAACGTTCCCTAAACTCCGCGAAGGATAGATCGTGAGCATCTCCTGATGCGAACTGCTTGTCCTTAAGACCTAGCCTAGTTCTGTCTATCTTGTCTGCGAAGACCTTGTCAGTTCTACGATAGTACTCGTAGGTCTTCATAGATTTACCTGCGGAGGCACAGGCCTGTTCAATTGTAAAAGCTTCTGCTACGCAGTTGAGAATAATTCTCTTTGCGATGTCTGCTGAGTTCTCAGCCATTAATCCTCCTGTGGATGTACCTGTGGATAACTCCACGAGATAACTTAACTTAGTGGGGAGGAAAATTATTAGT